CTATATCAGATAGATCTGGACAGGCTTTTCCATATTTAGAAATGGTAAAAGAATGGACAGGAGCTCTTGTTCATATTTCTGAGTATGAACCAAAGCAACCTCAGTTAGATCCTCCATACCATAGAGCAGATCCAATTGCTTTACGAAATCCAAGACCACAAAGATTTCAACAACCTTTAAATAGAGATGGTGTTTTTGCGGACTCAGGAGGTATAACAGTTGGTGTTGCTAACTTATCATTACCAGGCCCTTTTGCTTTTCAAGTAGCAAGAATAGATTTTACAGGTAATAATATTACTACCCCTGGCAGTAGTATGGTTCCAGAAAATGGATCAGAACAAAATAGACAAAGACAATTAATTTTTTCTCAAGGAAATGTGGAGGTAAGTATTTCATAATGGCAATAACTTATTCAAATTTTGTAACTCAAGTAAGAAACTATACTGAAGTTGATTCAAATGTTTTAACTGATTCGCAAGTTTCACAATTTATTAGAAATGTAGAATTAGATGTAGCAGGTAAAGTAGATTATGATGATCTAAGAAAATACGCAACCTCAACTTTTAATGCTAATAATCGAGCGGTAACTCTCCCAGCAGATTGTATGATTGTAAGATCCGTGCAGTCGTTGGTTACGAGCAATGCTGTTACTACTAGAACTTTTTTAGAAGAAAGAGATGTAAGTTTTATATCTGAATTTAACAACAATGCAGCTACAGGATCACCTGAATATTTTGCAAATTATGACGAGTTTGCCATAATTGTGGCTCCTGTGCCATCAACTAATAACACAGTTCAGTTAAATTATATAAAAGATCCACCTCATTTTACTAGCACTAATCAAACTTTTTTAGCTAAATATCAGGAATCTATGCTTTTACATGGAGTCTTGGCAGAATGTTTTAGATTCTTAAAAGGACCAGACAATCTGTACAATCTCTATAAAACAAAGTATGATGAAGAAATACAGAATTTTGCTCTACAACAAATGGGCAGAAGAAGACGTGGTGAGTTTAGTGATGGAGTACCAAGAATAAAAGTACCTTCACCAACTCCAAACACAACATATTAAGAGGAGAAAACTATGGCAATAACAACAAACGCAATATGCAACTCTTTCAAAAAAGAACTTTTTGAAGCTGTGCATAATTTTAGTAACCCGGGTGGAAATAAATTTAATTTATCTATGTATACATCTCAGGCTACTTTAGGAAAATCAACGACTTCTTTTACGACTGGAAATGAAGTTACATCACCAGCTGGATATTCTTCAGGTGGTAAAGTTTTGGTAAACACTGGAACGTCAGTTGCATCATCAGTTGCAATTACAGACTTTGCAGATTTATCATTCACAAACGTAACATTGACAGCAAGAGGAGCATTAATTTATAATACTTCTGCTACTAACAAAGCAGTTTGTGTATTAGATTTTGGCGGAGATAAAACAGCAACAGCTGGAACTTTTACAATTCAATTCCCAGCGTTTACAACTTCGGCAGCGATATTGAGAATATCATAATTTATAGGGGGACCCGGTGGCAGACATTACAGTAATAGTAAACTCACCGGGTTCTTTTACTACATGGGGCCAAGACACTTGGAGTTCTGGCACTTTCGGACAAGATTCAGGAACACAATTATCACAAGGTAATTCATTAGGCGCAGGGTTTATTGAAATTGGTTGGGGTGGTGACACCTGGGGTGAAAACCAATGGGGTGAACTAGCAAACGAAACTTTTATTGCACCATCATTTAGTTTAGGACTTACATTAGGAAACTTTACAGCTGAGGGTGTTGTCACTCAAGGTTGGGGAGGAGATACCTGGGGTGAAAATCTTTGGGGTAATTTAATTCCTTCTGTCGTAACACCTAGTGGAATGTCAGCTTCTATGACTATAGGTGAAATGGCTTACACCGGATCTGAAGAAGGTTGGGGTTCTAGAACTTGGGGAAGAGGTTCTTGGGGTATTGCAGGAAGCGTATTAGCAGCTAATTTTGAATTACCAATCTCAGTTGGTAGCGTAACAGCTGAAGGTGTTGTTACTCAAGGTTGGGGTGGTGATACTTGGGGTGAAAACTATTGGGGTGAATTAATTACAAGTGTTGTTGTAGTTAGTCCAACTCAGCTTGGTATGACAACTGCCATTGGAGATCTTGCATATGCGCAAGCTTCTGATGGTTGGGGTAGAGATACCTGGGGATCAAGCTCTTGGGGTATTTTTGGAGATGTTCTTTTAGGTCAATTACCTATGACATCTTCATTAGGTAGCGTAACAATTGATGCTGAAATAAATGCAGGTTGGGGAGCTAATACTTGGGGTAATGGATCTTGGGGATCAGAATTTGCGGTAACTTTATCTAGCTTAACAGCTAATATGTCAATCGGTGATGAAGCTGGAGGAACAAGCTTTACGCATATTGTACCTAACGGTTTATTCAATATGCAAACATTCTTGGACCCTAGATTCTCAGTTTCTATTGACGGAGCTCCAGATATCAATGTAAGTGAAAATGATATATTTGTAACTGCTGGTAATATTCAAGAAATAACTGGTGATGGTAAAGTTGAAGTTACCGGAATCGGATTAACTGGGACAGCTGGTCAAGCCGTGGGAGGCACGAAAACCCCTGTTGACGTAGATATGACAGCCATGACACTTGGCTTTAATCCTGCATCTTTAACACAAGATACTATTGAGCAACCAACAGGAATATTAGCTACGTTATCATTAGGAGATGAGGGTGATATTCCTCAAGTACAAGTAGGGGTATCTGGTATTGACATCACTGTAACACCAGGAAATATACCAGAAATTAATGGTGATGGTAAAGTTGTTTTAACAGGCATAGAGTTGACAACTACTGCTAACAACCCTAATATATTCTCATGGAACGAAATTGATTTAGGCGTAAACAATGTCTGGACAGAGGTTGATTTGGCAGCTTAATTTAGTTATAATAAAATTTTAAGGAGAAATAAATATGGCATCTAGTTTTTCTACAGACCTGAAATTAGAATTGATGGTTACCGGTGAAAACGCTGGTCAATGGGGTGATAAAACAAACTCAAATTTAAATTTAGTACAGCAAGCAGTTGCTGGCTTTGAACAAATTACAATTACAGATCAAGCAACAACTACTCTTGTAATGAGCAATGCAGCTCTTTCAAATGCAAGAAATATGGTTTTAAAAATTGCTACGATAACATTAACAGGAGCTACAGTTTTAGCTTTACCTGATGGTATTGAAAAATTTTATATTTTAGATGCTTCAGCTGTTACTGGCGCAACAAATTTAACTTTTAAAACTACATCAGGAACTGGTTTTGCTTTAACTGATTCAAAAATTTACGGTGCATATTCTGACGGAACGAATATGAACGAAATTTCTTTAAACACTATGGGTGGCACTATTGCTACTGCACAAATCGAGGCTTCAGCTGTAACAGATGCCAAATTATCAGCTAATGCCGTAACGACTGTTAAAATTGCTGACAACGCAGTAACTACTGCTAAAATTTCTGCAAACCAAGTTGTGACTGCAAAAATTGCAGACGATGCTGTAACTGCTGCAAAACTTTCAGACACAGCTGTAACTGCGGGCTCATATACTTTTGCTAACATAACAGTAGATGCACAAGGAAGATTAACAGCTGCATCATCTGGAACTGTTTCTGCAATCAAAGAATTTATGTTTTTAGAAGGATCTGGATCATCTGGTATAATACAAAACCAAGGTGATGGTATTCCTTCAGGAGCAACTCTACACATTTACGCTCAAGGTGGAGCCGGTGGCGGAGGCGGAAATCAAGGGCAATCCGGGGGCGGGGGCGGCCGAGGGGCTGCTGGCCAAATTGCTTATTTCACAACTACTCTTTCAGGAGCTTACTCTGCACAACCTTATTCATTAGGATCAAACGGATCTGCTGGAGGACCAGCATCATCTGGTCAAGCGGGTAACCAAACTGAATTTACTAATTTTTTAACAGCACCGGGAGGCCCAGGAGGGGGTGGTGGAAATAGAGGACCAGGATCTGGAGACATGGGAACTAACCAAGGCCAGAGCTTACCTCCACAAAATCCTGCTGCAACTGTTAACTTTGCACCTTTAGCACCTAGTAACGCTTATGCAGCTCCATTAGGTGATGGTACTTTAACAAACAACTTTACTTTGTCATCTAACCAAAAAATTATTGGTCAAGCATCTGGCGCAGTATTTGGTGTACCAGGAGCATCAAGAGCATTCGGATTAAACACAGGTGGTGCGGGACATCCTCCAGGAGCTGGACCAGGATCAAGTGCATCTGGAAATACTTTCTTAGGTATAATAGTAGAATAGGAGATATAGAATGGCAAAACATATTGGATTTAGAAATCATAGCGGAACTGTTGATCACATATGCGCAAGCGATGCGGAAAAATCAGCTTTTGTAGCTGTAGATACAGCTTTAAAAAGAGGAGTTACTTATGTGGAAGTAAGCGATGCCGACTGGGATAAAGTCAATGAGAACCAAGAAGGTGTATCTCTAGTAGATGGAAATTTATCTTGGGATGGTGTGGCTACTGATGGTAGTTTTGATATATCACAAGAGTTAATGCAACAGGAAGTCGACAGATCAATTGAAGTAATAAATCAATGGTTAGAATCACCTAACGCACAAATAGTTGATAATACTATAGTTGCTTCTTGGCAAAATTATAAGTCTGAACTAGAAGCTTTAGATTTATCTTCAAAAACTTGGCCAATGAATGGTACATATGTCATGGCTGGTCTTGTTGGAAATGGTATTACTGAGTTTAAACATTTACAAAGATTACCCTAGTAATTACTTACATTTTTAGTATAAACAGTTTGGATGACAAACTGCATCAAATTTATAGCACCTGAAGTTATTTTAAATGATAAAGAGATAACTCCTACACCAATCAAAACTCAAGTTCCTGAATGGTTTAAAAAACTAGATGGTACAAAAGATTTGGTGAAAAATTGTATGCCATTTATGGATACACTTACTAATGGTTATGCTTTAAAACTTCCAGCCGATTTAGAGATTATATTTAATGATAAAGAAACAGGTGAGACATCTTTAAGGTGCCCTTACATGAATAATCCAGTTTTTACACAAAAACACGGTATAAATATTAATGATAAAGAAGCTGTTCATCTTAGGCATCAATTAGAAGGTTCTCCTATACTTAATAAAAATAATAACCAAACAATTCAAAAAATTGTATACCCATTTACAATAATAACACCCCCAGGATACTCTTGCTTATTTTTACCACCAATGAACAATACAGATGATAGATTTTCAATAATACCAGGTATAGTAGAAACAGATAGGTATCTATTTGAAACAAATTTTCCTTTTGTTTTAAATGGGGATAAGT